ATAAGAGGCTGCCGAATAAGCCACCAATAATGCCGAGAGCCTTGAGGCGTTTCGATTCGACATCATCTGCGTTCTCCTGTTCTGGTGTGGAGTCGGTGTGGCTTGCCCATGCCAGCTTTGCCTGTTCGCCAATCAGTCCGTCATAGGGGCAAGGTGTGCCGGCCATCATCATCGCGTCAAAAACTTTCTGGTCTTGGCACATGACCGATACGGCTGCGACCTTCATCCCCATGTCATACAGGGTTTTAGCGTTCTTGAGGCGGATGCAGTTTTCTTCGGTGTAAGTACCACCCACAGAAATGCCCAGAATCTGGGTCTGAACGGCTCCTGATGCGCCTACGGTACAGAGATCGTTGCCATTGCCCGCTGAGAATTGCGGCGCAATAGCGGATGGTGGAGGCGATTTGACGGTGGTGGTTTGCTCACCCTTGGTCGTGATTGTTTGCTCTGAGACGATTGGATCGGCAGCAAGCGTGTTCGTTGAATAAGCAATGAGGCCACCGAGCAGTAGGCCAATTACCAACCAGCCTAACTGCTCGACAGGGTGCTTCATGTCATTTGCCCATTACAGAACCGCCGCCCTTTGGAACGGAGGTTGCCCATACAGAAACAGATACACGCAGATTTAACGGCGCTCCGCAGTCCGAGCAAGTGTCCGCAGCAAGTTCCGCTTCGTCAAGGTCATAGCCACAGTTGGCACACACCTTTACTTCTTCGGTTTTGCAGACTTTAACCCCATCAACTTTGTGGGCTTCGGTAGTGAGAGTTGCCATGCTGGCCTCCTAAATAAACCAAGTGATGATCGAATACCGCGTGCCCTTGGTCACCGGCATGATTTCATGAGGGTACATGAAATTTGAGGGGAACAAAACGGCCCCGCCCTTGGGCGCCTTGACAACAACTTCGCGGTCAAAGAACCCAAATTCTCCGCCTTCGTAGTCATCGTTCAGCGCAAGTGAGCAAGACACGGCGCGAGGAACGTCCGTAAAAGAATCTGTGTGCTGCGTGTAAAATTCACCTTCTTTATAGCGAAGAAGATCGTACCCAGAATCCCTGTTAATTTCGCAGCGTGAAAAAATATCCCTGTATCTGCGAATGGCATCGCCAACAGATGCAAAAACGTAAGAATCTAATTTTTTGCGAGTATCGAAATTTTTGTCCACCACAAATTCGTTCGACATTTGAATAATGTTTGCGGTGCGTATGTCTGTGCGAACTTCATTGTTGCCCACCGTAGTAAGCTCCCATTCGTCTGTGTCCGCGTATTCGGCAAGAATAGCGTCGCACAGTTTATGCGTTAGAACATTGTCAAGAGTAACTATGTAGTCGTTAATGCTTTTCACAGTTTTGTCACCGGAATGTCACCAACAGGTGGTGTTGGATCTTGCTCTTTTCGCTTATCAAAATAAGCCCATGCTTTAGGGCCATTGGCGCGAACGTAATGAAGAAACACCTGTACATGATGGTCTCCATCGTAAGGCTCGCGCCAATGATCTGCTACGCAGCCAAGGTACAACATCGCATCGCCGGGATTTTGCTCAAGACAAACCTCGCTTCCATCCGGGCGCTGAATGCAGATCGGCCACAGCTCAGATTTCGTGAGGTTTAGCGTTAGACTAATTTCACAGGCTGGTCGATCTCGATGGCGGTGCAGAGTTTCTTTACGTTTATACGTTCTTGCGTAGGTATATGTTGGGAGCACCGGCTCGCCAATCAACTCACTTACATCTGGAACTTTTTCAACCAGCAACCGCACAAACGGCATAAAATCGTACATCGCTGGAGAAGATGGGCATTGCTCGTCAACCCATAAATTTTCCCCTTGGGCTTCGAATTCGTCCGCTAATTTATTTGCTCGCTCAGCGTCTATAAATTCCGGAACAACCAAATAATTATTCTGTATGAGTTCGATCTTCATACTGGATCAACTCGTTTGCAGTTTCATACTTAACCGCCCCATTTGGGCCGTCAAATTGAGCACAAAGAAAATTATCATGCGGAAGCTGTACGCCTTCTGGAACCATTTCAGGATCTACGATGTCTTCAATCCTTTCGCCCAACCGCATTGGGTGAATACAGTACGCCACGGTGTTTGGCTCAAGAGCAACCAGTTCGTGCATCTTGTCCTTTTTGATATAGATCATGTGCGGTGCAGAAAATTCAGAAACCTTGCCGTCTACAGTAACTTGTAGCCGTCCAGACGCAAGAAGCGTCATGCGGTCAAACTGATGAGTATGCCCGTGTTCAATATCTCCGACGTTTTCAAAGTGCATTTGTCGGCTGTATAAATTAGCCACCATCCCTATTTTGACTTGCAATGCCATATTAGAACTCAACCCACCCTGTCAGGATGTATTTAGTACCGCTTAACGGAGGATTTCCTCTGTGGACGTGGGTAAAACTGCTTGGGAATACAACTACGGTCCCGACTTTTGGCTTTACTCTTTTGTGTTGATACAAAAACTCAGTCTCTCCGCCCTCGTCTACATCGTTTAGATAAAGAACAAAGGCAAGCACTCTAGAAGCTGTTTCTCTACTGCTATGTTCGCAGTGCCAAACATGGTAGCCCTGACCCACTTCAGTTTTTTGTATTTTTACAGAAAGTACATGGTGCCTATCATTGCCGTCAACTAACGCGGTGTATTCGTTAGCATATATGTCGTAAACGCCTGTCCAAAATTTGTCGAGGAAAGCCCTGTATTCCTTGGCGAATATGCGGTCCGCCCTAGCGTCTTGAGAAAAAAGAGCAGTATCGTCTTTTTTCAGTCTGCTGCCTTCGTTGTTTTGCTGTCTAGAAAGAGCAAACCCAAGTTCATCAGCCCTATTGAACCCATCAATAAGGCTCTGACAAAACTTTTCATCGTAGACGNTTTCAAATACGCCTATGAATTGGTCAAAAGCGACTGTCATAAATTAGTCGTCGGCTACTTTCCTAGCGTCAAACCAAGTCTGTATATCAGCAAGATTGTTATGGATAAACGCCATGCGCGGATCTTCTTCTGGGCTATTAAGAACAGTAAGCTCGTAAGCCGCGTTCATAATATGGTACAGATTTCTAGCAGGCTCATAAGCCAGAGTGCGCACATCAGAGCCATCAAATGCTGGGTACTGTTGAAGAAATTCTGCTCTAGGTACAGCATGTTCAAAGGTCACTGAAAGACCTTCTTCGCGCACATTCTGTGCAAAGTTAAGATCAATACCAAAAATAGGATTCATGTTGCCCTCCTTAACCGGCATACATTACGAAATACAGCGCATAGTATGGCTGCGTTACTGAAACTGATCCAGAAGCGTTGTGGGAGTGACTCCAAGGCCAGCCACCATGTCTGGCACCAGCATTCCCCGGCCCACTGGTGTTTCCTTGTACGTGATCGTGTGGGGAAGAAAAAGGTGCGGTAGTGGTTGACCAAGGGGCACTATTGTCACCGGCGCCGGTCCCATGATTTCCAGTATTTCCTAAACGCAAGAAGTAATCACGCATATCTGGAGTCCCATTAGCACCATTACAGATATACCATCCATCTGGCGGAGTTGCAGACTCCCACATAGCGATTCCATTTGCTTCCAAGTCAAACTCTTGAGCAGCATTTGTCCAAGCAGAAAGATAACGCCTCTTGGTGTTTAGAGAGCCGCTAATGCTGAATGGGTGAGAGTGCGCCCCAGCAGAACGGGATATCTGAGTTGAATAACTAGATACCGTACCGGCTCCAGATGGATGTTGGTGACTACCTGTGTTGTCAGTAGTTCCTGACCCTGAAATGGATGAACTACCGCCAGTTCCGCCATAGCTACTATTTGCGCGAACAAACCGATCAGTGCTGGTTTCAATGTTGCTAAGCGTAGTCAGGCTGCTCGCGGCAAACAAGACAGCGTTTGCTGGCATTTTTGATTCAGCAGTACACTTTATAAGCCTGAAGTCTTTGTACACATCAGTAGTGGTTGCCGTAACACTGAGGTTGTGACTATGCGAGCCTGCCGAGGAGTTGCCGGCAGGTCCACCCTGACCAAAGTTGGCGCTATTGCCAGTATGCGAACCAGTGTTACTAAACGAACCAGAAATTGATGCGGTATTTGAACCGCCAGTTCCGCCGGCTGAATAGCTAGTGCCAGCGCCTACAAGAAACTTCCCATCTGCACTAGAAAAATTAGTCCAGTTGGTTGGAGTTCCGGCATCCGTATAAGCAACAATAAGCCCCACTGGAGCTTTTGCTCCACCGGCTGCTATCGACATCATCATTTGCTGAATTGACATATCAGGAAACTCCCGCGCCTCCGCAAACGCAAACAGTGGTTGAATCAAACCAGATTGTCATTAGCCCGCGAGTAGCTAACGTGCGGTCTCCGGTGCTGCCATCGCCAGCAAGGTACATGGTCAACCCAGCACCCTGAGTGATGGTAAGGTCACCGGCAGTGTCATTGTAAAGCGAAATAGCCGCGCCTGCTGCAAAAGTGCTTGCTGGAATGGTAATTCCGGCGGACAAAACAATCGCCTTACCAGTGTCACCTACAACAGCGGTGCTCGAAGTAGTTGATCTTGGCACAAAAGCATAGGTCGAAACCCAGTTCGTGCCATCAGAAGTCATTACATTACTTGCCGTACCCGGAGCCAAAAACTGAACCGCGCTAGTGCCATTACCAATAACGGCTGAATTTGCAGTTAAAGTATTCGCCCCTGTGCCACCAGAAACAACGCCCAGAGGAGAAGCCAAGGTCACAGAAGTAAGGTGGGTAACCGCATCAACTACATCGGTACCATTGTTGTACACCCACATGGTCTTGCCAGCAGGTACTTCAACGCCAGTTTGGCCGGAAACCTTTGCCGTTACGGCGTAGCTGCTACCCGTGTTGTTAATGATGTACGGTTTTTCAATCGCCGGAACAATCAAGTCCTGCGCCGCGCCCATATTGGTGGTAGTTAAACGAAGCGCACGAGCATTCTGAGCGGCGTTAGTATCCGTCAGAGTGAGCGTCACATCTCCGCTAGTAAAATCAACATCCGCATTTTCTACTAGAGCTTGTTCAATAGCAGTGCCTAAGTTGACATTAGTGACGTTGCCCCACGTGCCGGAGTTCTCCCCGGTCGCCATGAGCTGAAATTTAAGATTTGAATAAGTAGAAGCCATGTTTTACTCCTAAGCCGCTATTTGTACCCAGCTCGGATTCTGAGCTGTGTCGATTTCACCCCAAACTAGCGGCCTTGCAATTCTGCCGGTCCCGCTTACTCCTATTACGTATGCGTTAGCACCAGCATCCGCATCCTCTGCACCAAGATAACCTCTAGCCGTGAGGCTAGAAACTTGGAAGTTGTTTGCCGTTTGAACCGAAACACTACCAAGACTTGCGGTTGCTTCGATTCCAGTTACGCTTACATTAGCAGCAGCGTCAACTTCTTCCTCACCAAGAGCACCACTAGCCGACAACCCAGTTACGGTTGCATTAGCAGCGGCTCTTGCTACCTCAGTGCCTATTTCAGCATTTGCTGATACACCCGTAGGCCGTACAATAGCGCCACCTATTTGTACATGGTCTACGCCTATTTCGCCAGTAGCTTCGAGTCCAGTTACTTCGATATTCTGGCTAAGAATACCGCCCCATCCGAGGAACGTACCTCCCCACGAAGCACCGCCCCAAGTTTGGTAGTCTGGGGCTACTTCTTCACCGAGTTCGCCGGTTGCAGAAACGCCAGAAGGCGTGGCTTTAGCTCCGGCCCTGCCAGCGGCGGTACCGGAAGATGCTGTGCTTTCGACTCCGGTGGTTACTACAGTTGCCTTGGCATCAATTTCTTCTTCGCCAAGAGCACCAGATCCGGTAACAGAAAACACTTCTGCATTTGCTGCGGCTCGACCAACTACGCTGCCTATCTCTCCAGCAGCGCTGTTTCCGGTAGTTACAGTGGACGCCTTCGCGATTACGGTTGCGTTTCCAGTGCTACCAGTCGCATCTAAGCCAGAAGCCTCGATGTTCTGACTAAGAATACCTCCCCAGCCAATGCCATCTGCACCAAAGGTGCCACCACCCCAAACCGTATTCCCTAGAGGAGTTTCCTCCCCAAGTTCGCCAGTCGCGGAAACACCAGAAACAAAATAATTGTTTACTGTGGCAGCAGAGGTAGTACCTACGCTGCCTGAAACTTCAAAGCCAGTGAGGGTGACGGTGGCGGTTTCAATACCGCCAAACCCTAGTTCATCCCACGTGCCTTCGCTCCAAGCGTTTGCCACAACGGCTTACTCGACTAATTAAGCAATACGAATGATTGCATTAGCCGCGTCAGCAGCAGGGAAAATAACCGTGAAGTCACCATCGGTAGAGGTCTTGTCACCGCCGAAGTCCAGAACGCACACAGCCGCATTGGTCAGTGCAGTATTTGCAGTGCCATTAGCAGACGGGGTGCTGTTATAGATCAACGCGCCGCGAGCAGTAACTGTTACGTTAGTGAAGGTTTCGTCTTCAAAATCGGTAAAGCCAGTTCCAGCAGAAGCATTGGTGTTGGTAGCAGTCACGCCGCTGTTGGTCAAAGCCTGACCGCCAGCAGAATAGTTAGTGCCTGAAGATTCACCAGAAGCGGTGTATGCGGTGGTGTTTGCATCAATCGAGGCTGAGCTGGTGTACAGCGCGAGCTTGAAGGTGTCACCGCTTGCATCGCGGAAATCGTGCACAGCCAGCATTAGTTCTGCTTTGAAAGAGGTGCACATTGCTTGAGTAATTGCCATCTCAGACTCCTTTAGTCATCGAGAATTTTCACGA